AAGCCCAGTGCCAGGAACGCCGCTCAGCACGTTGGCCCCGTCGAACTCGATGGTGTAATAGCCTGTGACCAACGGTTGGTAGAGGATCGTGGAGCTTATGGCACCGGCCGTAACATTGATGTTAGCTGTGCCAAGGCATGAAGGCTCTGCGTTCTTAGAGGTCCATTGGTGGATGGAAAAATTCAAGACGCCTCCCATGTCTCCGAATGTTGCTGCTGGTGCTGAGATGGTGATTCTGTCATTGGCGTTTAGGAAAATGTAACTCCTGCCTTTGCTCACGCCGGCGCACAACATGAATCCGTGTGTGCCTACTGAGTAAAGTGCTGACATTCTTCCACCAACAAACGGCCAAAATCCATTGTCGTTCAGCGTGGTGTCTCCTGGGGCCAAGCACCAGAGGGACTCAATCGGTGAGCTGAATTGGAGGTCGTATTGCATCTTGGGGATGTAGCTCTCCCAGTGCATGAGCTGTCGACCAGGTTGGCCCACCAGGGCAACCAGGAGTGTGGTGTTGTCAAACCCACGGTTCAGGTTGCCAAACTGGGGGGTCTTGGTAGTGAAGCTGTCTGCAAGTGAGGAAGTTGACGTCCTGGGACAGTCCACTGTCGGCAACCTCGTTGCGCTGGTGTGCTTGGGCAGGGCCATGCTCATAGCCAGAAGTTGGGCTGACTTGGCGTAGCCACCACGTACTGTTAAGGAACTCAGCTTGTTGGTGACTGCGCTGACATGGCGCTGTTGGTTTTGACGGACGGGCTTACGGGTTCTATTTGCCCCGTTGGCCTTCTTCCGCTGCCTCTTCTGTTGAGGACTTTTGGATTGCTGCTGCTTTTGTGGCATTGTGGTAGTTGTTTGGGTGATCAAACCTTCTGAGGTTTCTAGGGGCCCCCGCCCCTGTCATCAGTATCTTCAACTGAGTGACTGGCCACCCGCCTGTAATGCAGCTAGTTTAAGGTGATTTCGCACCACCACAGAATGTCGGTTTTGTGGTCTGAATTGTGGCAGGAGGGTATCGTCGACCTCGATCCCTTTGCCGCCTCGGGGCGCACACCACGGTTAAGCCCATCGGTGTAGGATGGCATAACCGTGATGTGGGCCCCTTGGTGGTTTAGGTGTCCAGTGCGACCATGCCCTCCAGCGCCGTGTCGATTACGACTGCTGGCAAGGCATGTATGGCCTGTAGCTTGGTCCGGAATAAGATCCAGTCCCATTTGCTGACGCCATAGACCTCCTGCATACACGCCCACACCTCTGGGGCCATGCGTAGGCCTCTACTAAACATGAAGGTTTTGTGGGCATCATCCTCGTCGGCATAGTGCGGCGTTGTTTGCTTACCTGGGCATAAGTCCAGGTTTCTCTCCACTAGGTCCGCGAGAAAGGGGACGTGTGGGTAGGTTAGCTGGGCGCTCACCATCGTGCCGCGTAGCCAAGCAAAGGGGTCACGACCCGCTGGCTCCCTGCAATACCCGATTCTGACGGCCCGCCTGCCAATCGTCGGGCCCCACGCCGCAAGTAGCTGGCCCTTATCGTCCAGGGCCGGATACGGCCGACACCCGGAAAGACCGCGTTGCACGGGATTGAGTGGGTCTTCATGTCACGCGCCTCAAATCCAAAGTAGTCGACCACTCTGCTAACATCAGAAGCTCTCCACTTGCGTTTGTGGATGTCGGTGACTGGCACAATTGCTAGGCTGTCGTCGCCAAGCACTATGAGGCGCACATTGTCCTTAACCCATGCCAGCTCGGTGTCAGTGGCATCTTCGGGCCTATTCCTTCCCAACAAGACCGCGGCGTATGCGTAGGCCTGCACACCCCCGTTAATGAGCGCGTTCATGAGGGCCGTGTCGTCCCTTCCCGACGCGTTCATAATGGGCCCCACAACCAGCCTACCGCTGCGCGTGTAGCCCCGGGGACGCCTCCAGCCACGCCATGCCACGTCCCTTTGGCCCTTAGTCACATCCAGGCCCCAATGTTTGTACACGCGCTGTACGAAATTGAGGGTGTGCCTAGAATATGTGCAGTCGAATTTGGAGAAATC